CTTCGTCATAACTGATTGAATAATATTCGCTTGCTCTGTATGCCAAAGTTCCCAGAACTCATCACGCAGTTCAGAGTATTTGTCCCAAATTGCATCACTGTCGTCTGGATCAATATCATACTTCTCACAGAGTGCTTCTTCTTCAAGTCCAGCATCTGATTTGAGCAATGTGTGATAATGCTCAGAGTCGTAGTGCTCACAATCTAGATCATCATTCTCGCCATTATAATACCACAACCCAACAAAGTTTGGCATCTCATCATCATATGTCATTGTCAATTGAACATTCGGATCAAGGACTTTTAGTTTCTCTACCAATTGCTCAAACAATGCATCAGGAGAGTCCCATGCGGTTGTCATGCTGATTTCTTCATCATAAGCATCTTCAACAGTCAACCACTTGGAACCGACATTATTGGTAAACCAACCCCAAAGTTCATCTTCGTCTTTTGGACGATCTCCATACAAAAACTCGATACCGATATAGGGATCACCTTCTTCGCTACCTCGTTGCATTGCCATTACCCATTCTTTAAAGAATGTCTTTGTTTTATCGTTCCCTTGCCTCAGTTCCAAATAACTGAATACATGATTTGCCATTATATACTCTCCTTGCTTATAGGGTGGGGAAGGGGATCCGCAGATCCCCCAACATGACCAATTGTGTGTTGATGAGAGAGAGGTTGGTCATGTTGCCCCTAACTGTTAAACCTGCTCTTTTTTCCATGCTTTATACTCATCCATTAGAGTTTCCTGCATACGATATGCCTGACGCTCCCACGGTTGCTTACTGTAAGGAACACCAGTGTATTCCTTACCTTTCCAGAAATGTCTTTGGTTAGTGTATTGCTTTAGAGTTCCGACGGCATACTGCCAGACGTGAACCATCTCGTGCGTAATACAAGTAATGAAATCATCACCCTTCAGCGTCTTTTCAATTTCAAGTTCAAACTCACGAGCATCTAAGCACATCGCATAACCTTGTGCGTCTGGGATTTTTTTGAGGTTGATTTCTACATCAAGGGTTCGGATACGAGGCATGAGTTTATGAATACAGAAGTATGCAATTTCTTCTGCCAACTCACGCTGTTTTTTAGTTCCACCTTTGACTTCAACATAGTTCATAAGATTACCTCTCTCAATCAATTACAAGTCTATTCTACCTCATTCGAGGGAAATGTCAACACTTTTCTGCATAAAAAAATGCCTGTAAAATCAACAACTTAATACTTTAGTATTAAAATTTCATCCCCGAAAAGTCCTTTCGACCCATCTTTTTGGTTGCCCACTTCATGGTATCCTCCTCCCTCATCCGCTGTCCCATATCGGATCGATCGAATAGAGGTTTATCATCGTCCATCCCAGAGTCTGCTAAATCCTGTGCCTCCTGCTCAACATCGTAGAGTCGCATTTTGGAGCGATCAACCCCAACCACAAACCTCTTATAGAGACTTGGATCTCCGTATCTGTTTTTCAACTGCTTCACCATAATCTGGTTCAAGTCCTCAAGTTCCTCAGTGCTGATCAGAGCAAACATAAAGTCTGCAGTGGCAGGTAGACCAAACGACTCTGATGTGTCCTCTAGTCCAACATCACTGCTACTGTAACCAGTTCGAGTAGTCTGAGTTGCAGATACGATAGGAACATTATACTCAACTGCTAGTCCACGCAACTCTTCAGCAATTGCTTTGACCAGAGTATAAGAGTTCACCTGAGCACCTGCTCGAATACGAGAGGAAATACAGATGTTCAAATAGTCAATGTAGATGATATCTGGTGTAAAGGACTTCTTGAGTTTCAGTTCATTCAGTAGGTGACGGAAGTGACCAGATCCAGCACTTGCGGTTGGATACTCCTTCACGATCAGTTTGCCTGAAGTCTTGCCCTTAACACGAGCAACCTTTTTATCATAGATTGGTTTGCCCAAGTCCTTGAGATCGTCCAGTGTAACATTCAGCAAGTTAGCATCAATTCGTTCAGCAATCTTTTCCTCTGCCATCTCCATAGTAATATAAAGAACATTCTTGCCATCCAGCAAGTTAGCAGAAGCAAAGTGACACATCGCAAGAGACTTACCAACACCAGTTCCTGCAAGGATAATATTCAGCGACTTATTAGGAAGTCCA